CTGAACTCGACTTGCAACTGCAAAGGGTCGCCGATGCCGGAAATATGACAAAAGGCCTGATCATCAGGTTCGTAAATCCAACCTGTTTTAGGTTGGGGGTGCATGGGTACCATGCCCCTCTTTTAATGTAATAGGGGTAACTTTTATTTATCCCACCGTAGTTAAATCACCTGAGCTTTGCTTGCGCATGCCCTTGTTTAGGTTGAGCCACTGCTTGCGACACATTAGATATTTGAACGCATCACTAAAATTGGTGGAGTGTTTGGGTAGCTTATGAATTGCGAGGCCTTCGCTCTTCTTATCCTTTACAATCATCTTACGATTGTTGCGAGTGACAACCTTTGATGGTGCTGTCTCAAGCGAAGACTTAAGACATGGACAGTTGAACTGATCAATACACACAACAGGCAGAGCAGGGTTAGTATCTGATAGCAGATCGATCATGAAGTTATACTCAGTATTTGAATGAATGGTAGCCTGTCCGATTGACCTAAGCATAACCTTCCATCCAGTACGTTTGCCTTCCTCATTCTTTTCAATTGCTTTCTTGATCTGAGATGCAAGGTCCTGTCCTGACTTGCTATAGTTGTTACCTGCACGGTCATAGTATAGGTTAAGTGTCTTCTCTTCGTGTGGCTTGAAGTACTCAATGAACTGATCTGCTAACTGCCTAATAGAATTGGGAGGTAGTACATATAATTCTTTCAATAGATTGTATTCACGTTTTTTCTTGCCATCCTGGGCAATGATCATTGATGTCATATTGCCGAAGTCCATTCCTGCATCGATGGCTTTTATCTTATCTAACTTAGCCAGGATACGGCAGTCTTCAGTATCACGGATGCCGAAATAGTCACTCCAGTGTGCATCGGCCCCATCCTGATAGAAATGCTTTTCTGTAAGCTTTGAATAAAAGCGATTTCCGGCCATTAATTTCGGCTTCAGTGAAAGTATTGCCTGTGCAACGTCTTCCAGGTCGGTTTCGAACTCTTCAGAGAAGAAATCAACGCCTAAAATGTCAGCATTGATGAATGAGCTGGCCACCCAAAAGAAAACAGATTTTTTGCGGACCTTTCTCCACCGGGCTTCCCATCGGTCGAGTTTACGTTTTACAATTGCCAATTCTTTGCGGTCGCCCGAATCCTTAGCGATTACATATTCCTTTTTGATATCATTGTAAACAAAGCCAGTTTTCAGAATCCGGACGATTTGTTTAACCTCCATTCTTTTGCGATGCTTCAGGATCCAGTCATGCTCACCAATCAAATTCGGATTGGGCATGTCGGTTGTGAAGGTCTGGGACCGATAGAATGGAGATTGTCCATATCTGACCTTAAATCCGCGAACAGCTTTGGTCAGTTTGGCGATTTTATCTTCCCGGAAGAATTTGACTTCATCACCAATGATGGCAACATAGGATTTACCGGCTGCTGTGGATGGCCGGTCGAGCGAAATGAAAGTGAGGTTAAATCCGTTGAAAAATATAACGGTGTGCTTATAGCTGGAGATAATATTAATCGGCTTTTCTTTCCAGTGTTCCAGCGGTTCTTTTTCAACCACATAATGAATATCCTCTTCCCATCCCAGGAGGCGCAAACCTTCCTGCATGGTTGGCCAAACATTTTTCTGAAGATTGGTAAACGTATCGGCAACCAGGGCGACAGGAGCTCCCGGCATATCGTAAACCATTTCCTGAAGGCGTTCCGCCTGAAATGCGGTTGTTTTGGTTGATCCACGGCCACCAATGAAATAAAGTGATCCGGGCATCATTATTCCACTGGTTTGCGCCAACCAGTTCATGTATCGGACTTCCACATCCGGACGGTCCAGATCAATTTTCGTCGGTTTGGTCATTGAGCATTTCTATAAAGTCAATATCTTCAACCATTGCTTCTTGTTTCCAGCGTTTTTTGTCTGCGGCCGATTCATCCAGTTCGTCAATTTCTTTAGCAAGTGCATTGCGGTCGATTGGTGGTAATTTGGCCTGAACCGGGTTCATGGTATAAATCTTAATTGGCCGTTCGTATAATTCTTTTGGAATATTGATCGGGTCGGGCTGATCCAATTGGCGGGCTTTGTAGCTATCCCATTGCAAAGCTCTCCAAATTTCGAGGTCTTTAACCGACTGAGCGCCTTCAAGTGCAAGTTGGGCAACCTGTTCAAACTGTTCGGCCTTCAGGTTGCGTGCAGCACGCTTATCTAAGATTTCATCAGAATAAAACAAGTTGATTGATTCCTCAAACATCTGTTTGACACGGTAAAGGCTTATACTATAGGGTTTTTTGATAAAGAATGCTATGGTTTCATTCAGACCATACCTACGGCGCATAGAATTCATTTTAATCAGGATATCCAGATATTCAAGCTCATCATCTGTTAGATTCGACTTGCTGCCTGTCTCAATGTATTCAGCAATTTCGTGGTACCGGCTGACTTCGAACTTATTCTTTGCCATAGATGATCCTTTCTTTCAATTCCTGAAACCTGATTTGAAACCGTCGTTTATCGAGGCGCTGCGCCTGGGTAGCATTTCCTTCGTTGGCTGCTTTTTGGGTTGCAATCGTTTCGTTCGCTTCATTCACCAGGATACCGCGCTCATAATGGAACATGATCCGGCTGTCCTCACGATAGAACTCAAGCAAAAAGGTATCCTTATCGATGCCAAAATACATGGCAATCTTCTCTGGAGTATAGCCAACTGCAGCAATGTACTCAAGGTTTTCAATTTCATTAAGCGGAAACCACCAGGGCCATTCACTTAGTATATCCGGTTCTAAATTCATAAATTCGTTTTGATCTCATGAAAATGTATTGTTCCTCTGCGCTGTTTTCCGAAAAGTTTCCTGATCCTTCGATCACATAATGAGCATCGCCCACACGGGCAGCCATTACTTTTTTATGTGTCCAGGCATATTCAACCTGAAAGTTATCCATGCTCTTAATCATCATGTCGAGCTGGTCTTTTACTTTTGGCATCCGGTATCTAATACTTTCGGCGATGTAAAGGCAGATGTCACCAATCTCATTGTTGCGGATCCGGCTCGATAAACTATCCAGGATCCGGGTATTGATTGAATAGGTAGCAATAAACAGATCATCAATCCTTCCGGCATGTTTGATCAGGTAAACGATGAAAGTAAAAGCATTAAAACTATTGGTCGATTCAAGGAAAAACACTTCATTTTCTTCAGGAAGTTTTCCGCAAAGCATTTTGATGGTTGCAACCTTTTGTTCGTGCATTTCATCAAAGCGGATCCGGAGCGACTTCGAATTGGTTTCTTTGGTCGATAGCCCCGATTCTTCGCCTTTTTCAAATGGCTTTGGCTTCAGATCCTGTATGTTGAAGAATTTAGCCATTGATTCCTAATATTCGTTTAACCTCTGCCAGCTCTCCCTGCACTTCTTTTAACCTGGCTTCGCGTTCACCGTTTAGGTGTGGTTTGTCAGCTTTCTTAATTTCGCTCTCGATACGCCAAATCCGGTGCGGCAATGTTTTACTATATAGCTGAACCAGCTCTATTACATTTTTGCCCCTGAGTTCGTCAAATCGCTTGTATTGATCAAATATGCGGTGTTGTCCTAATACCGTTCCATGTTGCTTATAGTAATCCAATTCCTCATGAATCTGCCTGTTTTCTTTGAAGTTCTCGATCAGAGCATGAGCAACCTGGTAACATTCATCCAGACTGGAGCAATCGAACAGTTGTTTATGGGCTTCGGTGTATCGTTCCCAGCAGCTGATTTTATCGGCTGCTAATGCCTTAAGTTGTGGGGGACATTCTGGTCTGGAAAGAAATGGCCAATCGTTCCTAAAGGAATGCTTATTCCTATCTTTTCTAATCCTGACTTCAATCTCTTTCTTTGATTCTTCACTTCCATGCCCGACTTCTCCAGACTCTGGTTTTTTACTACTTTTTTCATGATTTTCGTTGACTATTGTTTGAAATTTAAAAAATGTAATATCCATCATGTCGCAAATAGTTAAGTATAACCTTTCGCGATTTCCTTCAGGATCTTTTTTTAGTTCAGAAAGAAAAACCTGATCCGGGAATAAGGATGCATAAAGCGCGACACCTGATTTAACAGGTGCCCCGCTTCGCATCCAGGTTACAACCTTTACCCGGTCAGCTTTTAATTTTAGTTTTCGAACCTGCATTTGAATGAAAAAAAGCTATTAAGGATTTCCGATAGTTTATCGGTCCATCCGCTTTCTGAATTACTGATCAGCTTTTTACGCAACAATAGTTTTTGAAGCCGATCCAAATCAGCATTTTGGCGGTAAACACCAATTTTCAGGTTGTCGTGTTCAAGTGGAATAGGTCCTTCGCATTCGTAAGGCACAAAGCGAGGAAAATAGTAATTGAAATAAAGCGTAGCAACCAAATGTGGCTCAGTGCGAAGATTGAAAGTTGCAATTAATGCAAAGAGTTTTTCTTTTTCAAAAACAAATGGTATATGTATCGAAAAGTCCCAGGTTGAGCAATTATTTTTGATCAGCAAATCTGCTGTTCTTTTTTTGTTTTGCTGGTATAGTGTCGAACCAAGATGTTTGTTTTCCAACTTGCCGGTACATTTTAGCGTTTCAAAATCGGCCAGCATACAGGGAGTAATCAGGTATTGATCATCATTTGCCCAGATGAATTTTTCAGTTACCAGGTCAGAATCAATGGCCAGCATCATTTTATTGACCACATCGAGCGGCGGGTTATTGCTGATCCGTTCACATTCGATCACATGTACCAGGTTATTCATCCACGGTTCACGGTCGCCGATCACCACAATATTCATTTCTTCCCTGAAGTTTTCGGACCATCCGCGCAATGCCAGCTGTAATTCATTACCCTGTGCAAGTGCTTTCACGTAAGGGATACAAACTGTTACCCGTTCAGGAGCAAATTGAGTTTCCTGTGTTTCTGATGGCACGGCGTTAATTGAAGCTTTTAACGCTTCAAACTGATATGTAACTTCTCCGAATGTAGTATACAGTTGATAATAAGCTGCAAGTATTTCAGTCTTAGTGTTTTTTTTGGTAATTCTTTCCATTTCAGTAAATTTTTGAGTTTACCGAAGTTGGCTGATTTGCAATTGCAAATAAAGGACACAAAAAAAGCCTGCAGGATCTCTGCAGGCTTTCACATATCGCATTTTAAACCGATTAAATGCCTTCACCACCGCTGCCATCATCGGTATCTAATACTGGTTTTGTTCCCAGGTAAAGCATCGATTTAGGTCCACGCATAACAGACTTCATTTTAACGGTTGTTTTCAAACCGTCTTTATCGTCTTGTTCATCCACATCAAACATCAGAGGTTCATTCGGAGTACCATGAATTTTTGCTTTCAGAAAACCACGACGGAATGAACATGCACCAAGTCTTTCATTGATGTTATTTTCTTTCCATTCTTCAAATCCAACTTCATCGCCAGGATGTGCGAATTCGAGATTGTGGATAAATCCTTTTGCATCCATATCACCTTCACCAGTATCGTTTCGTTTGATGCTGTCGGGAGTTGCATATATTGCAATGGCGTGAGCTCCGGTTTTAAAAGTCAGGTTCTGGCCTGCTACACTTTTAACGTTATTGGCGTCGCGAGTCGGGAAAACTTCAACATCGTCCATCCTGAAGATGATAATGTTTGGATCTTTCCCCTGAGGTCTTCCGGGATTGGCTCCCGTTTTCGGTACACTTACCGGGGTGTAAATCAAAATTAACATATCTGTAATTTTTAAAGAGTTAATGAAGTAAGCCCCGTTTAATTGGGGCTTACTCAGTATGTTTTATTAAACACCGGCACCGCCGCTGTCAATAACTTCGTCAGGAATAAAATAGAATACACCTTCAGCAATGGCGAAACCAATACCGAAACGGAATTCACCAATTACATGCACATCGTAATCGTACGATTTCATTCTGAGGTTTGTAGCTCCCGGTTCGTTAATATGACGCAAACCAATGAAGTTTTCTTTTGGTGTAGTAAGAATTGCACCTGAATCGGTCAAGTTGTACCTGGGTGCAAGCCGATTGCGGGTATAGTCAATCACATCGCCACCAAATTGTGGATCGGAAGATCCTTCGCCATACAATTTTTTGTAAGCGCGTTTGTACATACGGTACAAAGTTGGATCGATATAAACAGGCATATCGCGGCGTTTGTACTTTTTGTCAATCGAGTCGACAAACAAGTTAACTTGTTCCACGACATTAGAATCGGTGATGGATGAAGCTAAAGGAATAAAGTTCATTTTCTTGGCAGCGCCCAATGCTTTATCCTTTTTCAGCTGTGTTAAATATCCGTCGATCGATTTCAAAGGATTCTGACCAGCATCTCCTTCATCAACTTCTGACCATACAAGCTCGTCGAACTCACCGTTTGCGCAAACATCATCCAAATCTTCCATTGCTTTTGGGGCAATAAGTTGATTCACGATGTATTGGGTAATCGGGTGTTGTTCCAAATCTTTCGATTCGTCGTACATTCCAAAAATCCAGTCTTTCACGTCAGATGGCGTGATTAAAACGTTGATTTTAAAACGTCTCAAAGGAATTTCAAGCGGAGTAAAAGAAGTATCGCCAAGAGGCGTGAACTTAGGAACAAATTGCTGAATTACCGAAGTAATCAACGATTTTTCAGCCTTGTACGAATGGATTTCGCGCTTCCAAGTTAGATCTTGGGCAGTTTCAAAGCCCTGGAATATCTGACCAATCATGTCGAGCTTCACATAGTCAATCAAACTGCCAAATTCGGAAATAACCGAATCAACATTGATTGTTTCACCGGCAGCCAATATGCGGTGATCGCCAGCCAGGTAATCAGCAGCAATTTTATTGTGCTGAAATCCCATGTTAGGTTTAAATTTCAAAACCTTTTTCCCTTTTTCGTTCGATACATACTCAGCAGCCGGTTCCGGCTCAGTTACATTGGCAAGTTTTTCAACTTGTCCTTTAAGCTTCAAATTCTCGGCAGTAGTTGCTTCCATGGTTTTTTTCATTTCTGCAAAACTTCCTTCGAGATTTTTAAGAGTAGCTTCGAGGCGAGCCCGACCAGGATCTTCTCCGGTAGCTTCAAATTTTGCCAAATCAGCCTCGAACTTGGCAACAAACTTCTCCCCGTATTCTTCGGAGAGTCGCTGTTTCTGCTCATCGGAAAGAACAGATTTGCCGTCTTTAGTGGCAAATGCTTCAATTCCCAAAAAGCCTAAAACCAAACCCAAATAATGTTTAAACATTTTAATTAAAATTAGATGAAACGTATTTTTCCACAAAGGCTGATTTAGCGAGGTCACGGGCATATTGGATCGCAAGATCAATTGTTCCAACTTCGTCAATCAAACCCACCTCTTTGGCGTTAAGTGAATTTTCTTTTGAATTTTGAGCGAAAAACATCCGCCCATTGAGTAAGCCAGGAACTTCAAGGTTTAACTTGGTTGCGCGATTGGCTTTAATGGCATTCTGAAAAGCAATAGCCAAAGGCGAAAGTTCTTCCTGCTGAATTTCTTCGTACTTTCCTTCCAGCGCCAGTTTGAACGGCCTGTTTTTATATTCCGACTCCGGGGCATAGATTGAATGGAATTTATATCCTTCAGCTTCGTAAACTGGCTGAACGTCCCAAAAGCTCATCATTACCCCAATTGACCCGAATTCGGCTGATATGTTGTTGTTGGCAACTACACGGGTACAAGCCGAAGCTACCCATTCGGCTGCGCTTGCACAAAGATCGGCGCTGGCAACAACCGGCTTTTTCATTTGGTTACGAATTTTGGCAATGGCCTGAACCATCGGAGCAACTGCATCAACAGAACCACCGCCCGAATCAATGTCGATAATGATGGATGAGATATTACGGTGAGCAGCAGCCTCCAACATCTGACCGGCAATTTCTTCAGTTCCGTAAGTGCATTCGGTCCCGTATTTCAGCATGGTGCCTTTCAGTGGGATGATGATAGTTGATCCCAGGGGAGCTTTATCCAGTGAATTTCCGGAGATAGTTTCGCCTGAGCCGGTAACGGCACAAATGGGAAGAGCGGCGCGTACTTTTTCAAGTTCGGTCGTTTGATCCATTCCGCTCCAGTCGCGATTCATGAGTTGCTGAATGGTTGCACCTTGAGCCAATGCTATGTCGGGATGAATTGCCCAAATACCTCGTTTAATTTGCGAGGCCAGAAGGAACTGCCATTGTTGTCGTAATACTGAATCTCTCATAGATACAATATTACTCCTGGCATAGGGGCAATTAAAGGACTATGTAAGCCAGTAATTTGGATCAGGCGATTTCCAGACACTTTCTACTTTCCGGCTGGTAGTAGTGTTCGATGCAGTTTTAATATAAAGACGGGGAGCTACTTCCAGGTTGCCGATCAATTTTTTCAAACCGCTTTTGTATTCGATCCTGATCAGAAGTTTTCTTCCTGAAATTTCGGCGATGTCACCCGGGGTGTTTACTTCATGTCCGGGGCATGTTGCTGACAAGTTGTTTGTGAATATCGTTTCACCAATTTCTTCACCAGGAACTTCCTGTAGATCGATGGTTCCGATCGTAGTATTGATCAGGTTCCACTTTTTCCCGGTTTTGAAAGTTACTGTTCTATAATTTGCGGCGCCTGGCACCAGCGAAGCAATATCTTCGGGTAATGCATACGATATCGAAATTGGGCGATCTGTCGAGAGTAATTTTGTTTCCATGATGGGTTTATTTTTATATAAAACAGCTAATTTTTACAATTTTAATAAAATGATTTCGTAAATATTTAAATATCAACTTCTAACAATTCTTTGAAAGTTATTTCTTCGGTTTTCCTCCGATTTCGGTAATCGTTTTTTTTGATGGCGTCAAAATTTACTACATTGTTCCTAACATTCAGTCCGCGGAGTATCGCTTCAATAATTGCCGTTCGCTCGCGGTTTTTTTCGTAACCAATTTCAAAGCGTCTCTTTACCCATTTATTAAATTCATATTCAACTCCATTTTCAATTTTCTGAAGTCCCCAATTGCTTACATACAAAAATCCTGATTTCAGACCATATTGATTTTGTAGCGTTATCGGTAAAATAATATCAACCGCATTGGAAATGGAAGGCCGTTTCGGACGGCAATTTGTTGATAGAATATGAGAGTGAATCAAAAGACCAATATCTTCTTTTAAATTGATTGCAATTTCATTGCTTTCAGTGGGGGTTTTAAATATAAACCTGCAGAAAGCTTCCAGGATAGGATTAAGCGAAATTGTAACTATTGGCTTATTTTCCAGATTTACATTTTTATGAATAGGCATTTTACCGGATTTAAGTTTATAAATCCGGCAGTTGAAGCGGCACTAAGATAATCAAAATGTTGAACGTTTGACGAATAAAATTGAACAATTTATTTCTGTAGTGGGTGATCAATTTTTTTTCTTAAAGTTGGCTACATTTTTAGTGTTTTGCTTACTTCGCTTACTTCGCGGGATTAACTGTCAATATGTCAGAATTTTATATAATAATTTAATCGTTATGCTGCGAAGTAAGTTTTAATAAAAAAAAGTAAGCGAAGTAACTAAAAGTAAGTTGTAGTAACCGAATAACATTATTTATGTATAGCTAATTATTTGAAATACAGTAATATAATTAAGAAAAAGTAAGAGAAGTAAGCGAAGTAAGTAGTTTTAGCTCTAAGTATTGCTATTCGTATTTTATTTTCTCTAAATCTTCATTTTTGATGTATTTTTCTCTGAGGGGGGTGGAAGGGGGGGGCTTCGATAAACTCAGCCACCGAACTTCGTCGCCGGTATTGTATTAAACAGTATTTTAAAACTAATATTTTAGTTATATAATTATTAATTACTACCTGCGGTGATTAATAAGTTGATTAGGTGTACCGGTTCGCTCTGTTTGTGTATGGTTGGGTTTTGATTGTTCGGTCCGGGTGCAATGTTCTGTATATCGATTTCCGGGTCTTTGGTGAGTGTTTCTTTGTAGCCTGGTATTGGTACCCGGACTATCCCTTTTCTTATCTCTACGCTCCCGGCACTAATTAAAAATGCCAGACCTTTCAGGATCTGGCAGCTTCGCATAATAGAATCACCGGCATATATCTCTGAATTTCTCCCAAAAATACTCAACACATTCTTTCGCTCCTTTGAATGTATTGAAATGGCTGCAATAGTGTGGCATATCGTTACCATTTACCGGGAATTGTGTGGAAACGGCAAATTCAACCCGACCATTTAATTCAAATCGTTTAACCTAGGCAATGTGCCGGTCCTTGAAAAAACACTTTCGTGCCCATCGTCCGTATTTATCGGGTTCATCGTCGTGGGAGTAACGGCATTTCCAACGAAGCTCAGCCTGTTCGTTCTGTTCCATATTATTCTTTTTTAGGTACTTCTAAACAAATCGCCTTTAATACTCCGGCTCTCCGGTTAATCCACTCAAGCGAATCAACCTGGTAAGTTGTGCCGGCATGGGTTACAGGGATGCCGGTCATTAAAATGCTTCTTTCTTCAGCAAACAAGAACTTATGCCGGGTCTTCCCGGTATCTACATCGCGCTGTAGATATGAAATTTTACATTCATCGAGTGATCAATTTAAGATAAATGGTATAGCTCTCAGCATCCGGATTGGCTATAATCAATTCATCAATTTTTCTGTAAGGAACATTAAGTCCTGTGAATAATGAACTTGATAACCATTTGCGCGAATATCGAAGGTTTCTAAGTAATGTTTGTTTCGATTTGATTGCAGAATTATGAGATTCAACCTCTTTAACTATCATGCGAACCAAACACCTGGCATCTTCTAAGCCTTTGTGATTTAGTAGCTCTAAAGTATAATCAGGAGAATAATTACAGCGCTGCTTATCTATTTTATCACAAGCCCAATGCCTTGCAACGCTAAAGCGCAGTTCATCTTTTTGTTCTGTTGTCATTTTGCTACACCTTCCTGGCTCATTTCCCGCTTAATTGGTAAAAATGTCATACTAAAGGCATGATCTGGTTGAACTGAAGCAAATATTGAAAGGTTTGTACCAGTTTGTGTACTGACACTGATATCCTGGCACCTTGGATTTTCTTTGTTTACCTGATAAACCTTTGCTTCTACCCAATAGACAAACTCATTCAGGGTATCATCTCCCAGGATAAGCGTTCCATTCTGATCATGTGCAAATTCCTGTAGTTTTCTCCAGGCATTGTTCTTTGCCTGCATGTTCACATTTGTTTGAACGTAGTACTTTTTCATTGTTTTAGTTTTACTTGGTAAATAATTTTGTCTTTATAGCAATTCACTTTAAAATGTAAGTCGATATCTACTGCCAGATCCATCAAGTCAAGGTCTCGTGTGATCTTACAGATTTTGCAATCATTCGAGTCATCCAGGAATACACAGCCGTTACAAAAACTAGTAGCCGGTACGATCTTGAAATCAATGGGCTTGACGCTTTTTAAATCAATCATATTTACTCGTTTAAAATGGTAAATCATCTTTATACGGATCTTTAGGTTCTGGATCTGTTTTCTTTTCAAAATTTATTTTCTCCTGAGTTTCGACCGGTTTTAAATGCGGTTTAAAATCTTCCTGGCTGTTTTCAGGTTCCCCGCCATTTGTTTCAATCGAGATGTTTAGCAGGTCGTAGTCAAAAATAAAAGCGGTGGTGCTGGTGCGTTTCTTTTTTGAGTTTGTAATTCTTTCGCCATTGGGTCCAGTCGATTCAACAATTTCGACTTCCTGCTGTCCTGTTCTGGGGTCTATCTTCTTAAATCCTTCCTTTTTAGTCTCGAATATAAATGCTTTCGAATTCTTCAGGTAGTATTCAATTGTGCTTTCAGGGAGCGGCTTATCGCCTTCGCGGAGGCATTGGGTTTTGTACATCGAAAATACACGGCTAAGCGTCAGATATAATAGGTTCTTTGGCTCTATCCATTTTATAACGTCGGTTTTCCACTTCCCGTTTTCCATCTTGGTATAACTGGCTTCTTTGGCGTATTCAATTTTGTAATCGCCGCCATCGAACAACAGGTTCGAGCTGGCCAGGTATTCCACAGTTTTCCAGAAATGACCTAAATCATCGTTCTTTTTCATTTCTCCATTTTGCTGGAGCATCAGTTTCACGGCAAGCTGGATGGTTTCGGTCTTGTCCCAGGGTAATTCAATTTCGTCGGCAATAGTAGCATACGCGGCCATTATCATCAGCCAATTGTTAAATACTCGGGTTTCAATTAACTGACCTTTCAGCATTCCTTCCATTTGTATTGAAATTTCGTCGACCTTTTTCGAGTAGTGCTCTTTGAAATATGCACGATGCTTTAGTATCTGGTGGGTAATATGAGTTATGCCGCGCTCGTTGATTTCCTTCAGCTCTTCGTACCGGGTATTCTCTTCAGCGCTAAATTCGACCTGGAAGAAACTGAGCGCAATAAATCGGGAGAACAGCGCAATATCAGCCGTGGCCATCTGTTGTCCGCAAACAATTACTCCCTGATCTACCGACGTAGTTTCTTTCTTTTTGTCCTTGTCCATGTTCATCCGGGTGCGTCCGGTACCGTCCCATAAACCCTTCAGAAATTCGCGCTTTTCCATCTCCAGATCATTGCGGAATTCGTCGAGCAGGCACAGGGCATTCGAACTGGTGGCTACGTGATCGGCCAGAGCGGCCTTACTTGTATTGTGAAGGTTCGGGATCTTCGGAAGCCGTCCGAAAAAGTGCAGCAGCGATTCAGCACAGGCATTCTTACCGGCTCCTTTGGGACCAAACATATTTAAAATAGGGTATTTTGTAAACCGGCGGACAATGATATCACGGAACAGGCTGGCAAAGTAGAAACTGAGGGCTATTTTCCCGTTGTCGCCATACACTTTGGTGAATTTCTTCACATATTCCCTGAGTGAAATGTTTCCTTCTACATGTATGAATTTGCGCTCGAATTCGTACAGGTTTTCTTCTCCTGAATAAATGCGCGATGCCGATGGAATGTAGTAATTCACACCATCGTTTGAAGCAATTCCGTAGCTGTCTGTTTCGGTAAATTTGCCGTTGTAAATTCCATTTCCCCAGATGTACAATCCATCTTTGTGCCATCCCATTTGGCTAACTTCTTTGGCCGAATTTGTTTTTTCGTACAACCAGGCTTTCAACCGGTTTAAATCGGTTTCCGATCCGGTCCACAGAAAGTTGCCCAGGCTTTCAATTCTCACCTTGAATGCTGATATCGATACCAGGTCGCGCTGCGGGATCTCGATTACCCTTACCGTACCATGGTTGTTTTTTACCTCGTACAATCGCTTTGCATTCACAGTACTTTCGATGTGAAAAAGCGGGGTCATGGTGAAATTGCTTTGCTGTTTTGGCGAGCCTTTCGAATCCTGAAAATACATGCAGTTGTGATCGACATAGAAACCACGTTCGTAATATTCGTCTAACGAAACATTGGCCGGGATAGCCCTTGATTTCTTAGTTTCAACCGGTGCTTTGTCGGCCAACCATTGTTTAAAATGATCTTGCCAAAGCTTTTTCGGCCCTATTATCTTTGAAATTGCATCGAGGTAGACATCATGCTTCGATGGTTCATCATATCGGGTGGCCAGGAACGAAATATCTTTAATCAGTTCGGCCTTGTATGCTGGGTTTTGGCTCTTTTCTGAAACATTAATTGTTTTCCAAATAATATAATCAGGTTGTTCCTGGTTCGACTTTTCGAATGCTGCAATGGTTTTAAATGCTGTGTCAGGATCTTCTTTCTCCTGAAGAATTATCACCGAAACGTGAAACTGTTCCCGGATCAGGATCTCTGCATTTTTCGACATTGCTTTCTGGCCAGCCGAATCGCCGTCATAAATCAAGGTCACTTTATTGGTGTATTGCTTCAGTAATTTGGCCTGATCGACAGTTAAGGCAGTTCCGCAGGGTGCCAGGGTGTTCGTTACCCCTATCTGGTGTAATCGGGTCACGTCGAAATTACCTTCAACCAGGTAGGCTTTATCCTCCTTTTTAATTTCGTTACGTGCCAGGTTCAAGGCAAACAGTTCTTTGCCTTTGCAAAATATGGGAGTGTCGCCGGTATTCAGATATTTAGGAATAGCCTTATCGGTGCTTAGGGTTCGACCTGTGAATCCTACCACTTTTCCAGACTTGCTGCAAATCGGGAACATGATCCGGTTTCGAAAAGTGTCGTATTCGCGCCCATCTTTCGACTTGATCAGATCGGCCTCGATCAGCAAGTTCAATCCAACCGCGTTTTGTTTGGCCCAATTCAGCAGAACATTTCCATCAGGCGCAAAACCGATGGAGAACGGCAGAATATTGTTGTCGTGCTCCATTGGGGAACTCCCTTCGACTGCTTCGCGCTCAGGGAGCGATGCAGCGTCGCCTGAGTGCGAAGCAATCGAAGGCATAGCGGTATTCATGGCAAGCAATGCTTTTAACTGGTCAGAATCAACATCCAAATCAGAAATTAAAACATTCCTGGGCTTTGAGCCATTCAGCGGGCCAACAATTCCGGCAAGCTCAAGCTGATCAATGATTTTTTCGGCGCGATTGTAGCCAATCGAAAATTTTTTCTGAAGTGCTGATGCCAAACATTTCTGGTTAAATATGACAAGTTCGGCAGCTTCGTATAACAATGAATCAAGTTCTACCAGTTCGGTGTTTACAGGTTCAGCCACCGAGGCTTTTACTTTTGCCGGTTCTGTCCATGTTGACGAAAAAGGATCAAATCCCCGATCGGCAAGATACCTGATTGCTTCGGGACTGGCTTTTAATTGTTCGGCAAAGAATTCAGCGGCTTTCTGACAGGCAATCCGGAGCGCTTCTTTGTGCTTGTATTCTTCGTCGTTAAAGTTCGATTTATCGGCGATCCAGGCAAAGTCCAGATTAAGCTTTTTGGCTCCTATTTCAACCGCTTCTTTGAATCCGATATTTTGAGACTCCTGCAAAAAGCTGATGGCATCGCCACCTTTGCCACAGCCATAACACTTGTAAATTCCACGGGCTGGAGTAACAGTAAACGAGGGTGTTTTTTCGTTGTGAAACGGGCAACACGCCCTGTATTTATTGCCTATTGTTTTCAGTTCAACGTAATTGCCTACAATTTCGGCAATATCTTCGTTGATGCGGTCAATGACTTCGCGAACATCCATAAATTATCATTTTTTTTCTTTCATCAGGATAAACCTGACTACAGTTTCATTTTTCAATTCCGGGTATTTTTCTTCCATCTTTTCCTTTATCTCTGCTGTATTCCACCCATAGTTGAGCAAACAAAAACTATCGGGTACCTGGTGCCATGGTTGCGTGAATTTATCGGTACAAACTGCCATTGTTTCTTCCTTGGTAGTTGGATTCATACAGCTGATTTCTTCGCCCCTGGTAATCTTTGTGCCTGGCGGCTGAACGATCCAGAAGTAGGAGGATCTTGGGCGACCTTGTTGAATGGTTTTCATTGCCAAACCCCTTCCTGATTAATCGCTTTCTTCGCATCCGGAGTCCAGGTATCTTCCTGTCCATCTTTATGGGCTTCGACCCAGCGCTCTACATACGATTTTACGGCAGTACGCCAATCCTTTTGTAATTTGGTGGCCAGCTTAGCGGTTTCAAATTCGTTTTGCTGTTCACCGGCCAGGTTCCGGCTTTCGGCCATTTTCATATACTCTTCAATTTCGCCTGACCAGCGAACCCGAGGAAGGTACAACCAGTCGGGTTCCATACACATGGAAAGTTTATCGGCAAAACATAGCCTGGAAGGTTTTGCATTTTCTTTTTTGGCTAAAAAACGTGAGTGATACCGTGTAAAGTCAGACCAATAGAATAGTTCTTCATCAGTTATGTGAATGGTGTCACGATAAAAAACCTTAGTGAAGTCAAATAGCCAACCCATTATTTCAGAACCTAGTTCAGGATGAGTTTCGCCTTCAGGTCCGTCCATGTTTGGTTTGCCCCAGTACCCTAAATCGTGAACAATAAACGCAACCCATAAACGTGGATCCCACGGAAATCCATAAAGCTTCCACCAGGACATAAAAACAAATATTGGATGTATCAGGAAGCAATGAGCTCCGAATAGCACGCTTTTAGTTCCTACTTTCATTTTGTTTACTTATTTCGGTTTCAACTAATTCGAGCAAAGCAGTAACTACCTGTTTCGATGTGTGACAGGTTCGGGTTTCGTTCATCATCATTTCCGAATTGTAAATGATAAAGTTCCAGGAATCACTGGCGGGGATCCGCTGGGCTGATGCGTATAGATTGGTATGTGGTAGTGGCCGCATTGAAATATGCTGTTTGCAGATGTGCAAGTCACCGTATTGTTTCAGGGCGCGAACCGGGTTATCAATCCGATCGATGCAGCTGTTACAGGTTACTTCATCGCGGTTATCGGTAAGCAGGTATTTATCTTTTGTTTTATGTACCTGTTTGCCACAATAGAGGCGAATATACGGATCACCTAATTTTTGCTCCGGATGACGGAAATGTGTGACGTAGTTCATGGCTATCCGTTTTGAAGTAACTGAAGCTGCAGTTTGGTGATGTTAACGATAGCGCTCACATTGTTGCAAACCTGTTTGGCCTGACCGACATACTCGGGTTTTTCGCGTACCTTGTCAATATCTTCAAGCAACTTGTCGCTTAAGGTCTTGAAAAGGTCTTTCGTATTGGTATATATTTCAGGAATATAAACCGTTTTGTTTTGTGCCGGAAGATGTTTTCCTTCTGATGCAATATCAACATCGGTAATTACAGGTACCTCCTTAAAACATTCGAGAAACAGGCTTATCTTATCCTCAGTTTCTTTGATAAATTTTTGAGGCTTGCCCGATATCTCGACCAGGATTTCAATTTCAGTTCCATGGTTGTCGAACGATTTAATTACTGCAGGTTGTTCGCGATAGTAGTAAGTTTTACCACCATCAATCATTTGTTGTAACTTGATTAAGCTCATTTATTTTCCTCCTTAATATTAATTGGTTTCGTTTTAATTCAATCAGTTCGGGCATTTCGGCAATAGCAGATTTTAATCCAGATGCACGATAGGTCATGATGTCAACGATGAATTTGTCGGTTAATTCATCACGCCCAGAGTTTGCAGCAAGTTGACTGGCACGATCGATCAAATACCAGTTATCCGGATCGCAATTTTTTGGATCACCGTCTTTCGATCGCAGAATATTATCTTTAGGAATTGGCCCGTTTACTTTTTCCCAGTTGTACCGGTGTAGTAATTCAAAATTTCCTTTCGATATACGTATTTCACGATATCCGTCTTTTTTAATTCGTTCGTATCCATCGTATTTTGTGTTGTGTGGTTCATGCCCAAGCTCAAACCAGGTGTGCTTCACTTTTTCCCGAATTTCATCCGACATACCTTTCCCTTTATTAACTGGAGTATGACCTTTTTCGAATGTGGTGGAAGACGGAGTACGGGTGGCAATTTGTGCCACCATTTCAGGCAAACTGTAAAAATCAGCCGCTTTTACTAATCCTAATTTATGAGCCATGTTCGAAATTTGAGTATAGGTCAGTCCCATTTCATCAGCAAGGTTGACCGTTAACCTGGTTGAAAACTCATTTGTGAGCCTTCCAATCTCATCATTAGTCCATGAGTGCCTGAAGTTTGTCCTCTTTATTTTTTCCCTTGTCGCAAATTGTTTAACCTGGCTTCTTTTCTTCCCTATTTTTTCAGCTACCCAATCAGCGCCTTGTTCCGGGTAATGCTTTCGGATAAACTCTATTTCTGAAGGTGTATAAATGCGGCTCATTTTATTCCTGATCGTTTGTAACTTCCGTTTTCCACTCAATCAATTCTTCAAGCATTTCTTTAAGAGCGTCAGTTTTTTCTTTGTACTGATAGCCTTATGGCGATTCCTGCCAGGTTTCGGAACGCAATAGGTAGGTTTCTTCGCGCGATGCAATCAACTCTTCAAGCAATGCATTTAACTCATCCAATTTTTTAAGTATTTTTTTCATGGCTATACATTGTTTTTAGGAAAATCCGGGATCTCGCTTAAAGTCTTTTGCGCTTCAGCAGTATAAGTTCCGGTCATCCGCATTTGGTAAAATTTCGACTGCAGCAACAGATCTGTTTCAATTAATTCGGTAACTGAGCAGTTTCGGAGGAATTGTTCCGGGGTCACCTCCAGTGTGAATACTTTATCGAGTTTTGGCATAAAAGTTAACTTATATGTTAATTTTTTCACGGATTCGAAGCTCGTTAACTGATAATAGTATTGGCCTGCCTTTAAACTGGCGGTCGAGTTTTACGCGGTACTGATGCAAACATTTCTGAGGGCTTAACCAGGTTGTTTTCACTTCGACAACTGAGGCCGGTTCAATGGGCTTTTCGATGGTGTGAGCTCGGTAGTTTTCAACCTGCACACGATCGCCCGGGAAAACTATTGGACCGGTGGCTTTCATGATTGAGTGATGTTTTGATAGTAATAATTCGATTTTTCAGCCAGCATGTGGGCGCAGTAATTCAAAAACAGGATGATTGAAACTGCAATTAACCAAATGATTAAGATCATGATACTTGAGTATTTATGGTTAGTACTTCATCTTCAATGTCAGTTTTAAGGTCGCGCAATCCGCCAGATTCTTCAAAATAGATCCGGATCTTATTTGCCCGTTTTGTATTTATGTGAGCCGCTTCAGCAAATTCGCGCTTTGCATTCATATCGTCCTTCCAGTCGCGAAGCAGATAAATAGCCGATGCCTGTTTCCTGATAACATCCATTCTTTTCTCAAGCTGCTCTTTAGATGTCCAGTTTGTTGTAAATCCCATCTTCATCGGGTTGTTCACTTTTAAACCAAGTTCATGAAGCGAGTTTTCAGCTTCCTGAAACTTTGCTTTTACTCCTTCAAGTGTATCATCTCCAATTTTTCCGATAATGCAAATCATACTATTTCAGTTTTTTTGGCGGGAAGCAAGGGGTACCCTTACGGGACCGACCCCTACAGCTTCAACCACCGGTTGTCCCCGTGAATGCGATCAAACATTAACAGGGTTGGGAATGCACCGGCGCCGGTTTGGTATCCGAATATACGTCAGTGCAGGAAACCATCGTTTCAGTCTGTGGCCATGCGGGGAGTCGAACCCCGCTCACTCGTCTCAATTCTTCATCCGCTATAGCCGTTTTGCCCGTCTTTCCGGGCTGTCTCCGTCTTTCCGTATTGTCAGCGAGTTCTTGATTTATATTAAAGGTTGGTTTCCAATTTACTCGCATACCGTTAACCACTCCGTGGCGAGGATGGGATTTGAACCCACGACCTCCGGGTTATGAGCCCGGCGAGCTACCAGCTGCTCTACCTCGCGAAATACTTTAAACACT